AGACTGTTGAGGTTGAATTAAAAGTATCAAATGGTTACAGAGTTTCAATCACTTTAGGTTGGGACGATACATGGACAGTAAGCCGTCAGTTCGTTCGTAAGGGCGTTGTATCTGACAAAGGCAATCTTGAAGGTGTCTACTGCGAAAATGTGGGCGAGGTTGCTTACAAAGCATCTTGCTTTAGAAATGTTGAATTCGGAGAGAAGGTAAACGCATAATGACTAAATGGAAATTATTGTCAGGCAGGGTATATGTAACTGCCGACAATAAATTCATGGTCAAAAATGTTGGCTATAAATCTTGGGGTTTGTTCATCAATGACGGCTCCGAGATGTGGGAATTTAATTGGGTAGGCTCAACTTATCCAACCGCAAAGTCCGCAATGTTATCTATCGAGGAGGTAAGCGCATGACAATCGAAGAAGCCAAGAAAATTGTTGGCAACCAGCCAACTTGGGCATTGAAAAATATGGTCAAGGCTCTTAATATGTTGCCTTGGCTAAATACAGCCGAGGACAAGGAAAGACTTGTCGCCGCGAAGATTGTGTTAAAAGAAAGAAAGTAATGTAAACTAGGGTTTAATATCGAGAGAGGAAACTATGGAACACGCTATTTTGGTTCATTCGCCTGAGTATGCGAATTGGGTTTTTGACCCTACGCATCCAACTCAAGGGCGAAGGTTTCTCCATGCCCGAAACCAGTTAATGTTGCGAGCGCAAGAGCGCCGTTTGAATGTCTATGAGATTGAACCTGAGGTTCCCTCTACCGATGACCTCCATTCTGTTCACGATATGGAATATGTCTTTGATGTAACTGTTCGAGGTGAATCTTCAGAATGGAATGGACAACGCCACGACCTAGGCGAGTTAGCCAAGTTGTTTGCTGGCGGGACTTTGACTGCCCTTGATACTTTGATTGATTTCAAAACTAGATTAGCCATTCACTTTGCTGGAGCCAAGCATCATGCGATGCGTGAGTTCTCGAGCGGGTTCTGTATCTTCAATGATTTTGCTATCGCCGCTACCAAGGCGACCAATGAGTTCGAACAGCGTGTAGCAATCTTTGATTGCGATGCCCACCATGGTGACGGTACTGAAATGCTACTGAAGAAGAATAAGAATGTTATGACTTTCTCAGTTCATGAGTATGGGATTTTTCCAGGCACAGGTTTGATGAACGATTGGAAACACCGCGCCTATAACTTTCCGCTGGCATCCAACTCGGGCGATGATGCTTTGTTATCTGCTACCGAGGCTTTCCTCAAGGCTTGCGAAGAGTTTAATCCAACGATGATTTTTGTTGCCTGTGGTGCCGATGGTCTAGCCAATGACCCGCTCTCATCTCTTCAATATACGAAGCAAGGCTATTTCGAATCTATGCGGATGATTAGGGAACAATACTTCGACCATCCGATTTTGTTAGGTGGAGCAGGTGGATACCAGCCCGATACAGAAACACCCGACCTATGGGCTACGGTTGCGCTTGGACTCATGGCGGTTCCTACCGAGGTTGTAATACCCTAGAAGGTAAGATGGCACCCTAAAAATAGGGAGAATCTGTGACAACAATTATCGCCGTTCAATACGATGACAAAGCCGTAATCGGAGCAGACTCACAAACAACTGGAGCCACGGGTCGATTGGCTTCTCATCATCAAATGGTGAAGATAACTCAACGCGGTGACTTTATTGTTGCTGGGTCAGGTGAATGTGCGCCTTGCGATATTGCTCAACATATTTGGGTTCCTCCAGTTCCCACCACAAAAGATTGGAACAACCTTTATCACTTTATGATTTCTAAGGTCGTCCCATCTCTCAAGGCTTGTTTCAAAGAGAATGAATATAAATGGGATGTGGAAGATGATGAGACTAAGTTCGCTTTCCTTATCTTGATTGGTGGAGAGATATTTGAGATAGCCGATGACTTCTCGGTGACCATGGATGGGAAGGGTTATTACGGAGTCGGCTCAGGGTCAGATTTTGCGATAGGCGCACTCAGCGCTGGAGCCACGATAAAAGAGGCTCTAAAGATTGCCTCGGAGAATGATGCCTACACCTCAGCCCCGTTTATTTACCACACTCAACAAAAGCGTTTGAAGGTTGCAATTCGACCTAAGAAGTAATATACTAACCCTAGTTGTATAAGAAGGCAGAGATACTGCTGGACGGATGCAACTAGAGGAGAGGTACTAATTGAAATCAATATACATAACTAAAGATGGACAAGTAGGAGATGCGAAAGACTTAATCATTGTGAAGAATCTTTCGGACAATCGGGTAGAACTGATTAAAGAATCGCCAGCAGATGTAAGGCAAAGATTAGCCTTAGAGTTTGTTGATGATACTTTTGATTGTTTTTACTTTGATGGCAAAATTATTAAATCATCTGCCCAACAAAATAAAGACAATGCTTGGGATAATTTCATAAATGATTACGAACACATATACAACTCAGAGAGTCATGTTTCCGACACCTACAAAAATGGTGTGTTGGTAACTGCCGAGACAAATGTTATACCTAAGTTCGTATTTGACTTAGCCGATAAATTATCAAAGGTGGGGAGGTAAACATGGAGAATCAACAAGAACTGATTGACCAAAAGTTCAGTCAGATTGTAAACAAGCCAACAATCAAGATGAAGCGACCACCAGCAAAGTTCCCTGAACTGCGTTATCTATGGGGCGTTACTTTGTTAGGTAGTTTTATCTTGATAGTTATTAGTTCGGTTATCACTACCATTATCGAAGTTCTGTAATCCGCACACGCAGATTACGCGGGACTCAAAGTAACTTCGATTAGGAACGGGAATCACTCGGTAGCAATCAGCCGAGTGGTTCTCTTTTTTCCATGTATCGTTCAGGGTCATAAATGGTTATCGCCTTTGCTACTAAATGCGGTTGTAAAGTTTTAGCATGGTGACCACAAAAATATAATTCACCATTAAGAAATGTGGCGCCGACTTTTGCTCTTGCCCCACATCTATCGCAACTCTCAAACACCTCCATAGGTGCAAGAACCAAGGCGGTCATTTTTTTAATCTTCCTGCGTTTGTATCTGTAACTGGTCCTCCAACAATCCAAGCCCGACAAGTACGAGCGCTCGCACATTTGAAATCAAAAGCCTCGCAATATCCCAACTCTCCAGCATCGGTGACATCCCAAGCGGTTTGGCGGGTATCTCCTTGGGCTAATCCGCCCTCGATACATTGGAGCATCGCTGAGGTTTGGATAAAGGCGGCGCAATTTCCACACCTTTGTTTCTTCGCTTCCTCGGCGCTAACGCCCCATTCAGACCCTATCTTTGACCAGTAGGCATCATTAGGCTCGGATGGGTTCAAAGGACCGTACATAGCCGTTTCTATGGCTTTGGCACGGTTCTCAAGGTTGGCTCTTACATCCTGAGTCGCAGTTGGGCATGAAGCCTTCAAGAGTGCGGTGACTGCTGGAGTAAGAGACATGGGCTAAGGGTATCAGTCGTACAGATGTTCGAATTTGTACGCACAAATTTAGGGTCAAATTTAGCCCTATCTTGGGATGATTTCTAACCCCCGTTGTGTTATACTGGTGTAGTCCGAGAGGAGGACAGAATGGCGATTCAGATAGAAAACAACGAGATATTAGATTTCGTTGAATATGTTCACACTTTCTACAATCCTGAAACTGGTGTTTTCCCAATCAAGGGAGCAACTGTTGAGGCGATTACAAAAGCGGTCAAAACTTATGTCGGAACAATCCACCAGCAAACTACATGGGGTGGCGGAGATAGCGTAGACAGAGAGTTCGTCAGAGACATCATTATCCAAAACGGAGGGGAGATAATTGCGTGAGTACAACAATCGAGAAAGTTAAGGTTCAGCCAAAAGTAGGCGACATCCTTTACTCATCATGGGGCTATGACCAAACCAATATCGACTTTTACAAGGTGGTTAAGGTCAGCGAGTTCTCTGTATGGATTCAGGAACTCAGCAAAAAAATAGTTGAGGTAACTGGGTGGGCGCATGAAAAAGTTGTGCCTTCTGATTCATCTGAGTATCAAGTAAGAAACTGGAATGATGAGGTAGACAACTTTGGTAATGTAAATCATTACATCACCAAGACCTACCCAATCAGCAGACACAAGATAAAGCAATTTTCTTGGAAAGATGAAAGTTACTATGTAACTTTGAACTCTTTCTCCCACGCTTCCTTATGGGACGGAAAACCAAGAGAAGCAAGCCACACACATTGATTATCAACCCCAGTTGTGATAAACTGGGGTTGTTCTTAGAGAGGAGAACAAGATGGCTTCGAAAGCAATCAAGAAGATTGGCAACTATCGCCTTTACAAAGTCGAGGGCTATGGTCATTATGAAATCTACTCAGGCACAAAAACAAAAGGTGTTCATGTAGAAAACATTGCTCATGTCGAAAACTTCGAATGGGCTGTGGCAGAAATCAATGCTCAGTTTGAAAGAGAAATCAAAGCCGAGTTTGGAGGAGGTAAATAATGGGGTGGGATGTAACTCAGGTCGGTAGCAATATCACCACTAAGAAGTTTATTAACTGGTATCTCAAAAGTACCTACGATGGTGTTTACGAGCCAGTTAAAATCTTCGAGGGTAAGAATGAATATGGGCAAAAGGCTTTCTATGTAGCCCTAAAGAAACTCGAGGATAACTCAATCTTCGCCTGTGTCATTTTGACCAAGCGTAAGAATGGACAAATCGCTGTAAAGGTTTTAGGAGAATCAGAAGGTCCTTGTTACTACGAGGCTCCTGAATCATTTATCAATGTTCTAACTCCAGCAAAAACTCTTGAGGGTGCTTGGTGGAGAAACAGATGCTTAGAGAAAGAGGTAGCGTAATGAAAGGAATCAGCACTCAAACGCTCCAGCAAAGTCTTGATGTCTACTATCAAAGACTGACAAACTGGAACATAACTGAAAAGAAGCGCCAAAAATACTTGAAGCGCATAGAAGAAATCACAGATGAACTAAACAAAAGAGAGGTTGCATAAAATGGGGTACACACATTACTGGAAATTTAATGAGGAACCATCGGCTGAAAAGTTCGTTGAGTTCGTTGAAGGGGTCAAGCAGATAACTGCTACCGCTGACGAAGCGGGAATCCCAATCGGAGAAGAAAAGTACGAATCCAATTATGTAAGTTTCAATGGCGTAGAGGCTGGAGCGCATGAGACTTTCTATATCGGACTTCCCGTTGGCGATGAGAGATACGATGACGGATTCTGTAAGACTGCTGAAAAGCCTTACGATACAGCGGTGACCGCATCCTTAATCCTTGCAAAGAAAATCTTTGGTGAGGCAATCAGTATTCGAAGCGATGGCAACTGGTCTGATTGGGAGGGTGGGCAACTGCTCTATGAATCAGTATTTAATATCCAACCCGAGAATGTTTTGGTAAGTCGGTGATTGAGTGGTTGGCACTCATTCTTAGCATTATTGCTTTAGGTGTTTCGATTAAGGCTTATCTAAACTCGGGCTGGATTGATATTGACTGGCACTCGAAGGATGGGGAATAACTACAAAGTTCCCCACTCGTTTGATTGCGTGAATGAGATAGGCGCGATGCTTTGAATGACTGAACGGTTTTCATAAAGCGCTAAAAGTATTGCCTCAGCACGGTCAGGAGAAGCAACTCCTCGTTTCTTCATGTCTATCTTTGATTCAATAACAACTCGACCCGAGGCATCGGATGTATATGTTGGACCTGCCATTTGAGATAGCACGAACCTATCTACATTCAATCTAATATCCTGTTTACCATCTTTAGGTTGAACCATCTGCCTAGCGTTCCACCACATCTCTGCTCTTTGATTCTTGAACTTGGCTTGGTCTTTAGGCTTCTCTGCTACATTGACTGCGATTATGTCAGCGGGTAGCGCTCGCTCTTTGCACCATCTATCCAGCATGGAGACAACGCCCCAACCTAATCCGATGGTATCGACCTTGACTCGAACTCTGTCTCTCACTTCTCTATCTTGATGAATTTTGATACAGGCTTCAACCTCTCGCATAACTACACCCGCTACATCAACTGCGTTAGCATTTTGTTTACCCGATGAGCGATGGACGATGCTAACTGCTCCGCCATCTAATCGAGCAATAACAAATTCATCTCCACCATCTGAAGCAATATCAACTCCTAGTTTAATTATCTTAGATTCAATCGGCGTCTCGTTCTCTGTTGCTAACTCAGCCCATGCAAACGGAATAACTTTACCTGTACTTGATTTAGGGAATTGCGCTAATACACGGGCTTCAACGAAAGGTGAATCCTCGCCAAACTCAGACATCACATCATTGACCCATGTTTGGTCTACGAGGTGGGTTCTAACTTCATGGGCTTCGATGTACTCAGGGCAAGCCTTACACCTACCCGTTGCCTCACCCGTGAAGTTTGGTGTGTCATAAGCGCTAATTGGAATGATGCTGTAAAGGGGACTCGAACAGATTCGCTCAAACCATGTTTGCTCTGTATCTGTTGGAGGGTTACCAAGGACAAGTAGTTTTGTGTTGCCACCTGTCATAAGGGACTCAAGGGCGCCACCGATTGTGTCAGATAAACCTCCAGCCTCATCGACTACGACTAGCAGATTAGGAGCGTGGATACCTTGCACCGCTGTTTCATCATGCGCCGCTGGACTAAATCCATATCCAACTACGGTGCCATTTATTTTCCATTGAACCGTATCGGCTTCCCCAGGAAGATTGTGTCTAGCGTGAACTCTTCTTATCTGCGCCCACATAATGTTTCTAACTTGCCTATGTGTGGTCGCTGTTGTAATTGCTACTGCTGTCCCAGGCGCGTGACAAGATAGCCACCACGCAACCGCTCGCGCCGCGAGGTGAGATTTCCCAGGCGCATGACAAGCGGGAACTACTGTTCTTTTATTTAATGTTAATGAAGTCAGAATCTCTCTTTGTTTGCTCCATAAGGTTTCGCCTAATCCTTGCTCAACAAATCCAACGGGGTCATTTTGCCATCTAGCCCATGGGTTATCTAACTCAGCATCTAGGATAACTAAGAGGGCATGACGCTCTTCAGATGTAAGCATGGCGAGCAACTCAGCCTGTTTGTTCGAATCAGATTCGAGGAACTTATCGAGAAGTCTCTCGGTCATAAGTTAAGCGCTCTTTGTCTTACGGGACTCTAGGACTTTGGCTATCTTCTCTTGAAGTTCTCCCATGGTGACTGTAACTCTAACCTCTGACACCGAATGGCTCAAAACTTCTTGCTTATCAACTCGACCAAAATCTTCAGGGACTTGACGCTCTAACCACCAAGCCGATGCTTTCCAATCTCCTTGACTTGCCGCGCTGGATATAACTGCAACCTTTTTAGCGATTGCCTCCGCTCGCGCCCGTGTAAGAGACTCCAAAAAATTCAAATATATTTTCTCCTCGGGTTTAGGTTTAGCGTTAGGAAGCGTCGCCAACCTATCCCGCTCTACCATTCCACGGCTCATCCAGTTATAGAAAGTGGACTCAGAGATGTTTACCATCGCTACCGCTTTGTTTACTGGCATACCAAGCACAATAAGATTGATTAACTCCTCGCGTTTAATATCATCAAGGAGAACTGTTGTT